CACCAATAGGAAATAGTCGAGTAGGCTGCAGCGTGAGAATTATGAGAAACAAATCCATTAGCAATAAAGTTGTGATTAGGAGCTTCCATCTCAATATCATAAGTCATTTTATTTCCGATAAGCTCTTTACGGAGCACTTTTTGATAGTCTACACAGATTCCTTTGCTATATTGTTTGTTCCTTCCTAAAGCATAATCTGCTTTCTTGTGGCAACTTGGGCAGAGATTTATAAGGTTTTCTTTCTCATTATTTGTTCTATCTCCATCTTTATGATGAGTTTCAATTCTTACATTGTAATTCATGCAAGCCATACAATGCATTCCAAATTTTAAGAAAAGTTCTGATCTATGCTTCTTGAATATTACTGACTGCCCATTTTCTCTTTTTCGAAATCCTTCTTTCCCTTTTTCTGAATTTAAAGGCATTTTTTCTTTGTAAAAATTATATTCCCCATTATAAGGGGCCTTTTCTCTTCCTCCTTTAATGGCAATCATATCCCCTATTTTGATTTCAGAAAGAGTTTTCCACCCTTTCTTTGTTAAAAGTCTATGATCAAGGGTTGCTTCAATTTCTTTATCTTCTGTTTTAAGCTTCCAAACTTCCTTCTCCCCATTCTGAAAAATGTCTACAATTTTATTAGGTCTTATCTTGCCATCTTCACAAACACTTAAAATTTTCCCATAGCCTTTTCTCTTAAGGGAGTAGTGCTGAGATACATGACCAGTTTCTTTTGCATAATTTTTATCTGTTTTTACTTTATATAAATGCTCAATAGTTATTCTTTTATTATCATGTCTTTGGATAACAGTATCCCCTACTAAACACTTATTGAAAGAATAGGACCCAAACTGGATCATCTTTGTGTAAAGGTTGTGAGCATCTTCCTCTGTCATTCCTGTTATTATTGCTCCTTCTACAAACTGAGCACGGGCCTTCTCGAAAGCAGCTGTTCCTTGACTCTTCGAAATAATCTTCCTCTGCAAATCGACTGTAGACCACTGGAACCTCCCTATATCTGCAAGGATTTTCATTATCTGCTCTTGGTAAAGCATTATACTGTAAGTATCCTCTGTTATTGGCTTTAAGAGCGGATGAGAGTATTCTGCAGCCCTTTTCCCATGCTTTATTTGAATAAAGCGAGGAACTACCCCAGCCCTCATAGTTCCGGGCCTACCAAGCGCATTAATCTGCACTAAATCTCCAAATTTCTCGACTCCGACTTGCCGACACAATTTGGTCATATTCGGAGTTTCAAGCTGAAATACTGCAGTTGTCATTCCAAGTGTAAATTGCCGGAAGACTTCTTCATCATCCAAAGGTATCTCTTCGAGTGCAGGCCTTTCCCCAGTCTTCTCCTCAATTTTCTTGATAGTATCCCCAATTATTGACATAGTTCGAAGGCCCAAGACATCAAGCTTAAGGAGTCCGAGATTCTCAGCACCAATATGGTCAAAGGAGGTCATCGTGACCCCATCTTTCGCTTCTATCGGGCAACTTTCTGAAATTGGCCTTTCACTTACGACTATTCCAGCAGCGTGCATTCCCTTCTGCCTTATCATTCCTTCCATTCGCTTTGCGTGCCTTATAACTTCCGGATACTTCTCAGCGAACTTTTTCATTTCATCGAAAGATTCAATTGTATCAGCCACTGTAAAGGAGGTCCTCGCATCTCCTCCAGACCGCTCAATAATAAAGCCAGTAACTCTGTTTACTTCCTCGTAAGGAACATCAAACACTCGTGCAATGTCCTTCAGGACAAGCTTGCCTTTAAGCTTTCCGAAGGTAACAATATTTGAGACGTGATCTTCTCCATAAGTATTTTTAAGATGACGGACTACTTCCCATCTTCGAGAGTCTTCGAAGTCCATATCAACATCAGGCATATCTATTCGGGCCGGATTAAGGAACCTCTCAAAAAGCAGATCATTTTCAATTGGGTCAACAGTTGTAATCCCAATACAGTAAGCAAGAAGCGAGCCAGCAACTGAACCTCTCCCAGGGCCGTAAATTATTCCATCCCTTCTGCAGAATTCATAAATATCCCATACAATAAGGAGGTATCTTTCAAACCCCAAGGAGTGAACAACTTTTAGCTCCCTATTCAACCTATCATAATATACCTTTTTGGCCATCCAGAAGCTCATTTCTTCTTCCGGAAATGTCAGCCTGGCATACTTCTCTATTTTCTTCCTTACATACTCCTTTTCAATTCCCTCCCTCGCCAGATGCTCCAAAAATTCTGAATCGCTCTCGAAGCCTTCCGGAAGCTTGAAGATTGGCAAGACCACATCCTGCTTAGCAATAGTATAATCACACTGATCTGCTATTTTTAGGCTGTTCTCAATTCCTTCATTAATAATTGTTTCCGGAATATCACTGTGATTTACTCTGAAAGCTTCCCTTATCTCCTCCTCTGTCATAAGCCAAAAGGTATTATCATCAAACCTGAATCTTTTTGGGTCCGAGATACTTTTATGACTCTTTATACAGAGGAGAACCTCGTGGCTTTTCCAGTCCTCCTGATATGGATAGTGCGCATCATTCGTAACCAGAATATTCATCTTATATTTCTGAGCTATTCGAATAAGCCCTATATTTGCCTTCTTCTGTTGAGGGAGTCTATTAGGCTGCATTTCCAGGTAGAAATCATCCCCAAAAACATCCTGATACCACCTCGCAATATCACAGGCACTATCAAAATCATCTTCGATAAGGGCCTTCTGGATTTCCCCTGATGTACACGCAGAACTACAGATAAGGCCCTCAGAATGCTCCTCAATCATTTTCTTGTCTATTCGAGGCTTATAATAAAACCCATTAACAGCAGCTTCACTCGCTAAGTAAAGAAGATTTTGATAGCCCTCTGCATTCTTGGCGATAAGAATTAAGTGAGTGCGTTCTTTCGTTTTTTCCAGGTGATTCGAAGAGACATAAAATTCACAGCCGAATATCGGCTTTACTCCGTACTGAATACAGGCATCTTGAAAAGCAATATGGCCTGAAAGGGTTCCATGATCTGTAAGGACGAGGGCCTTTGCTCCATCTTCTGCAGCTTTTTTAACGAGGCCCCCAATAGGCCCAAGGCCGTCAAGAATCGAGTATTCAGAGTGCGTATGGCAGTGGACAAAGCCAGAACTTTGATCTGATCTTACTGCTCCTTCTTCTCCGGAATGCTCTGATTTCTGGTGTTCAATATAGCTCTTAAAATTGGCCAAATGCTGCCCACAAACGGGGCAGCGTATAGAGCTATCAATCTGTTTCTTTTCTTCCATTATAATTCTCCATTTATCCTGAAGTGCGTATTGAATGAAACTTTCTTTCGGTAAGCGTAAGGAAGGCTGAAATATTCCTGATCCATTCTTATCTGCTCAGCTCTTCTTGCCTTTTCTTCTTTAGTGAATTCTTCAGACATTTTGATAGCTCCTTATCATTTTTCGATAGATCCTGAAGCCCACAGTCTTTTCTTCTTTGATCCAGCCTATTTTCAAGAGAGAATTATGAGCTCTTTCCCAACCTCCGAAGGGGCCTAAAGCCCAATCATCATTTATACAGTTAGCAGCATTAATATATTCCTTCTTATCTTCCTCCTTCATATGTCGGAATTCTTCGACTGTTATTTTCATAAAGACCGGGACTTTAGAAATAAGATGCTTAATCCAGTTATCCATGTATTCTTCAGTCATTCTTCTCCCCTGAATCATCATTCACAAGAGTGATTTCAATTAAAGTTCCGGGGCTCTTCTTACTTTCTTCCTCGATTTTGACCCAAAGGTCATTTAGCATATCTTTTGTAATCTGCTCTGGATAATTTTCCCAAAGAGGAATCATATTACTTTTAGCATAATGGAAACTTTTCAATATCTCCATTTTGCATTTTCCCTTTGAGCAGAAAGTAAACTTTACCATTACATGAAGAAAAACTTTAAGGGTCAGGAAGTAGTCTTCAAATGTTACTCTGCAGAATCTGCCTAAGAGCTGCTTTTTAAAAGCTTTCTCAACTCTTCTATCTAAATCAGTAGTTGCTTCTCTCATAGTTCCTCCAGAAAGGACAACGCTCTTTTGGGTTAAAAGCTTTTTGCTCCTTTATCACCCTTCTTTGGGACTTCCTGCATAAAGCAGGGAAGGCCTAATGTTTTCACCCTTGTATAAGAGGTAGTGGACCGAATAGTGGCAATCTTTTCCCAGAAATATTTTCCACTATCCGGGTCTTTAAATTTAACATAAGTTTCATCATCAGTTACTTCCTCAACAATTACTTCAAGGATAGGGCCAGAATTCATATATGATGTTTCAGCTTTCTTCTGGATCAAGATTCTCATATAGAGCAGGCCTTTCCAAGTTTCATCCAACTCGCTCTTATCAGTGATAGACGGGTGATAAGATTGATCTTTGTTCCAATGTTCTTCGAAATTCATTCAAATACTCCTTTTGCTTCTTAATATTTGAGGCACTATCAAGAGCTTCTAAGGGGAGAACTTTAATCATCCAATGGTTAAGTCCGAATTCACAGATTTCTCCATATTCAATGACTCTTGAAGTAACTCCTTTAATTGCTATTTCTCCGAGGATTACAACTGCTTGAGGCTCCAAAAAATAAATTTGTGCCCCAAAAAATTTAGAGCATGCTTGAAATTCTTCCTCAAATACTGGTTCTTTTATTGGGCATTTAAAATAATTTGTTGCAGCCCATTGTTCAGAAGTAAGCTTAAGAGCTTTAACCATATTCTCAAGTTGCCCTCCTTCTAAGGCCCCAGGGCTACTCCCTACAAAGAGCAGGATTGGTTTCAGGCTACCTTTCCCAATCACCCTGTTCTCCACAGGACCACTAAATTTGCAGGCTTTGCATTGAAGTATAGCCTGTTTTATTGCCCCAATACCTCCGTTTGCTAATCTCTGTTCTTTATTCCTTTGAGTTGGCATCTTCTCCTCTAGGGATTTCTTGTAAAACTCTTCTTGTATTCCATAGATACTTCATAAAAGGGTAATTTTCAACTACTATTTTCATTTGATTTTTGGTTAAATCGTTCGGGAAAACTACCCAGGCCTTCAAGCTTTTAAAAAGCATATGCGGGTTATTAGTAGAAAGGGCAACAGGAGAACTGGCCCTGTACTTTTCAATATACTTTTTGGTAGTCTCATCTTCCATCATCTTCAGCCCTTTTAAGCTCCTCTACTAAGGGAAAATGGGAATCATCAAGCCTTTTGAAATGATCAGCTATCAGCTGATTCTGAATTCCTTTTAGGTCGTTTATCCTCTGACTATGTGCTGACAAGATTTCATCGTGCCTTTTAATACTTTCTGCAAAAAAATAAGAAAGGATAAAAAGAATCACGATAAACAAAAATAAAACTATTATTTTTATCAATCTAAACCCTCCAAACAACACCTATATAAAGTATCTAAGAAGTCCTGAGCATTGTGATCCATAGGCGGGTAATGATAATAATTTATATTGCCCATAGAAAAGGCGTTTTCTACCTGCTCTTCAAAAGCTTTAAGGGTATAGTCTTCCGGAATAAAGGATGGAACATATTGGGTTGCTCCAATACTCGCTCCTGCTACAATCTGGCAACCTTGGTTAAGGGCTTCTATCATCGTAAGGTCGAAAGGCCCATAAGTCCCAGCATTAACAAAGACTTTGTGCCTCCCCATTTCCCTTAAGACGTCATTATGGTCCGAATAATATTTCAGGTTGCAGTTTGAATATTTTTTGTAAAGCATTATGGCTCTGGCCAAGTTGTTCCGAGGAACTGTAATATCCACAGTTTTCTCCGGGTAGGCTTCGAGGAATTGCCTTATCATAGAGAGGCCCTTAGCATAGCCGGTTATTCTCCCGGAGAACATAAGGTTGTCAGTTCGCTCTTCCCAAGGAAGAGCAAAACAAGGCGTTTCTTTGATCATATCCGGGAGGACCACATAATTGGGTTTATCCGGGTGAAGCTCATTCCAGATCTTTTCTTCGAGGCCGGAGATAAGATGCCAGACTCCGGCAAACTCCTCGACTTCCTCCAACTTCTTGAAACTTTTGCTTGGCTTTAACCCTTTATACTGTTCCAGAATTGGCCTTTTCATATCAAGATTCGAAAAGTGATATTGCTGGCTATGGACTCCGTAAACAATGTTTGATAGCCCTCCCAAATAATATTCAGCCGGGAGAAGGTCCATTTCTGAGATTATATATGTTAAGTCATAATCATAGTAATTATGAAGGGCTCCGGCTTTTTCTATCATTTCCAGGGCTGATTCATTCCAATACCTCTTAACTTTCCCAGGCATTCCATGTACATAATCAATCTCTTCTCCGAGAGCGATGTGCTTTTTAGAAAGAGGGGAGAGGAGGTGAACCTCCCATTTTGAGTGTTTCGAGGCACAAGCTGCCAAGTCCCACAAAAATTTTCCCGCTCCTCCGATTTCTGGAACATCCGGGCAGACTATCAATACTTTCTTAGTCATTACAACACACCCAATACAAACTGTCTAGGAAATTTTGGATGTTTTCTTCCATTGAATTTGGAATAATCCTTGAAGGCTCTTTCTGCTTGAAAGCTGCCCTTATAGCTTTCTCGAAGGCAGGCCCTGTATGTTCCTCCGGTTTAAAGAATTTTGTGAAATAATCAGTCGCACCAATACAGGTATTCGAGACTATTTGGCAGCCCTGATTTGCAGCTTCCAGCATCGTCAAATCATAGGGACCGTAAGTACCAGGATTACAGAATACTTTGTGCTTAGCCAATTCTCTTAGTGCGTCTTCGTGTTTAGGGTAGTAAAGGACTTCACAATTGGGAAATTCCTGGAAGAATTTTTTAGCCCCAGCTACATTCCCGTACGGCACTGTAATCACATACTCAAGGTCGGTATTCTCAGCGAGTTCTCTGATGATAGCCAGCCCTTTTATGTAATTGGTTACTCTCCCTGAGAAGATTACTTTGTCATCTCTGTCCTCATAGTTCGAAGGGTAATATTCTTCAGTCGAGTAGAGGAGATTTGGGTACACGATGTATTGCTGATTATAAAGGGAGAGGTCCGAGGATACCAGCTGATCAAATATTTGGCTTTCCAACTGTGAAATCAAATGGAAAGCTTTGTAATATTTCCCGCAGGACATCATATTTTTGAAGATTTTAGCAGGCTGTAAGGTTGGGATTTGGTCTGTGATTGGCTTCTTAGAGTCAAACTTCTTAATATACGGATGGTGCGTATGAATACTACAGACAGGGTTTGGGAAGTCTCCAATAAGGAAGGCCTGAGAAGAAAAGGCCTGCTCACTGTTAAAATATACCATATCGAAATCATTTTTCAGGGCATATTCGTGAGCTTCCTTAAGGAGCTGGAGGGCCTTTTCAGGCCCAAACATCTTTTTCTTTTTAGTGTCTATCTTGTGATATCCATCAAGGGTTGCGGCGATTTCCTCCTGAGCTTGCATCATAGGGGAAACAATATATGATTCCCAGTTTGACCACTTCTTAGCAGCCTGAGCCAGCTGCCAAATATAAACTCCGGTGCCCCCGCTGGGGACTTCCGGAGAAACAAACAGCACTTTCTTAGTAGTCAAGAGCTTTCCCTCCTTGAGAGGCCATTTTCGAGTAGTCGATATTTTTGAAGAGACCACGCTTGGCCATCCAAGCCAACTTTATGAAAGCTCTTCCCTTCCGGAGGCTTGCAGGTTGAAAACCAGGCCCTCCATGAACCTTATTGAAATAGTCCGTCATTTCTATTTCCGGGGCAGGACTGAAGGAACTTATTCCACCAGGAGCTCCTCTGTTGTTCAAGGATTTGCACTCAACATTGCTATTTATCGCTGTATAGTACCCAGCTTTCATAAGCTTCACTTTGGCATCTGCATCCTCCAAAATTATCATATTTTGGTCAAATCCTCCTGCTTCTTTCATCTTGGCTACATCCACAGCAAAGATATTACAGGCCATCCTCGCTGAATAGTAAGTTCCGGAATTTGGCTGAATCTTAAGGAGGCCGTAAAATCCGAAATATCCACCTACCCAACCAAGTTCCGGGTGCCTTTTGAAAGAATCGAGAAGTTCAAGAAGATTCATAGGAGGAATCTTATCATCATCTACTCGAATAACGTATTTGAAGCCCTTCTTCTCAGCGTGTTCCATTATTTGGCACATCGCAAATGAAATTCTTCTTCTTAAAGGAGTAAGTGGAAAAATTTCAAAATAAGGGTAAAGGTAGGAAGGGATTTTTTCCTTATAGTCCTCTATCTGGTCATAATCCATAACCAAATAAACTGGGGCCTTCCCTTTAGATGCTGCAATTGTCTCTCTTAAGGTCTTTATCACAGCAAAGGCTCTTCTATGAGTTGGGATATAAATTCCACAGGAACTCATTAATTTGACCTCCAGAATTCATATACTCCGGGAAGGTCCTTGCCTTTTTTGAAACCGATGATACTCATATACTCCTCCATCTCTTCATAAGTCTTCCAGTGCTGGAAGGTCATAAAGTTAGGCTCTTTCTGAAAGTCGTAAGTAATGATTATCCTCCCGTATCTCCGAAGGTGATTGAAGAGGGTCACAAGGAAGTCTTCCGGGTTCTTCATCGACTCAAGAACATCAATCAGCACGAACGTATCGTATTTACTCTGAGCAACGATACTCCCCATTGTCGGGTGGATCTTTACTTTTTCACCGTGCCTCTCAAAGGAAAAGCGAGCGAACCTTTCATTTTCCCGGTTAAGGTCGAAATACTCAACGCTCTTAACTTTTTTGCTTTCAAGCATAAACCTTGACATAGTCCCAAGGGAGTTCCCAATTTCAACGCACCTTCCTTTTGCCAAGGCCAGGACACTATCAACAACCTGTTCAAAGTCTTTTGAACAGTTCCTCCTCCAGATATCAAGAAGGAAGCAGGGCGAATTCATACGGAATGAAGTATAGCCGAGCTTCTTAAGGGCCCAAGCCTTCTTAGCAGTAGATTCCCGAGCTAAGAGCTGAGCCGGGGTTTTCTTCTGATAACTTCCCATATCAATTTTAAGTTCTTCAATGATTGTAGGGTTCATTATTCTTCCTCCTCGTATTGGGCGACTATCAACCGGTTTATTATGTCTTCAATTACAGCATCTGAAGTATCCGGGCCTTTAATTTCAACAGGGATAACTTCACAGGGAAGGTCCCATTTGTTTGCGATAGTTTGGTATTTATAATTGATTGCAGCAAGGTCGTGAAAAGAAAGGTTCCTTTCTTCCATATGGTCCAGGTTTTCTCCATATCGCTCTCTTAAGAGGTCTTCAGGAGCTGTCAAGATATAAAGGACCGGATTTGGAAGAAGTTTAAGGAAGTCATCAAAACACTGTCGAGGAAGTTTGTTGTAGACGATTGCACTTAAAGGGCTCCTCTCAAATACTATTGATAGTCCACTCTGCCTTAAGAAGTCACAGACATACATGTCTGCCTTAAAGATTTTTTCAAGGCCGTACCGGGTGATGATTTCTTTTGGGTAAGAATCAAGCCCTTTGAAGACAGTTGCTCCTTGCCTTTTAAGTTGGTCTGTGATGAAAGATTTGCCTATTAAGTTAGGCCCTTCGATGATTATTTCAATCTGGTTCGGAAATTCGTTTCTTCGCATCTTTAATCCTCCTCTGTTTAGCTCCTTCGATAAGTTCAACAAGAATTTTTTTCTGCCCTTCCAGTTTCCCATCTTGGTAGTCTGTTAGTGGCAGATCAAATTCTTTTAGAAGGCTTCTCAAGGTCATTACTTTTGAATGCCTTTCAGTTAGGTTTTTTTCGAATTCTTCTAAGGTGAATTCTTCATCGGGGTGGGATGTCAAGCTTTTCCCTCCAATCCTGGAATTCCTGAAGAGTTCGGGCTGCAAGGCCATTCATTGGGAAATTATATGCTTTGAGTTTTTCCATAGCTGTTGGGTAAGCGAGGTCCCAAGGCTCATAAACCAGCCAAGTGTTCCCTCTGATTACTTCCTCGTAAATATAGACCATCATTGCTATGCTATCTGCAATTGAAACGATTTGGCCTTCAATGGAACTATCTTTCGAATAACCCCAAATATATTTGAAAGAGACTTGCAAATTCAGTGTAGGAAGCTTTTGGGCTATTGAGGCAATAACAGCAGGCTCTACCTTTGCAAGGGCTTCCCGGAATTCTGGGTCAAGATATTTGAAATCTCTGCAAATATCTCCGGTTACAGCTTCTTCATAGTCGTGGAAAAGGCCCTTTGAAGCAGCTACATATGGATTTGCTTCTGGAAGGTCCGCAGCGAGGAGGAAGGATATTATACCAACCATAGCTGAATGCTCAAGGACGTTCTCTGGCCTTTGGACTGGCATAGTCGCACAGCGACGAATTTGAGCCAGTGAGGTTGTCGTTGTCGTTAAGAAATTTAAGAGTGAGCCATTGGGCTCCTCTTGAAACTTTTCAGCTGCTTTGAAATTCATCTGATTTCTCCTTTCCACGGCTTAAAGGGAATTATTCCCTGGCTGAAGAAATTTTCCATTGCTTCCTTAAGGTCTTCGATTGATTGGTAGTGCGCACGGGAGGACTCTGAAAGCATAATGTTCAGACCATATCCATGATTCGAGATGGTTATTATTGGCTTTCCGAGAGCGTGGGCATAACCCATTTCCCAGATTGTTTCGGGGTCGAAGTCATCAATGATGGCAAGGATTATTTCTGAACCTCGAATGCCTCTGCAGTCCTCCTCGAAAATTTCTGAAGCCTTTTCCCAAGGGGCTGTTTCCCCCAGGATGCCTCCTTCTTCCTTTGGATTATAGACTTTAAGGCCAATTTTTTCAAGAAGGGCTGCAAGCTTATCAACAAAGGCCACTTCTTCTTCATTGAAGAATGGGCCGGCAAGATATACGTCATGGGGCAATTTGTCGCTCATTTCAATCTCCTCTTGGTTTGAATTAAATAATTCTCTTGTTTTCCAGGCGTTTCTTCTGTTCGATTTCGAGGGCATTAAGGATGGCTTCTCCCTCTTCAGTAATGATTTTCTTTTTCTTCTGAGCTTTAAGGCCGGAGATATTAACCCCAATATCCTCATCGCTTAATTCACTGTAATTGAGGCTCTTCACAAAGCTCTTTCGATAATTGAAGAGAGCAGCCACTATGCTGAACCCTACTTCACTTAAGGGCACTTCCTCCTCTTTCGAGAAGCCGATGATTTTGTCCAGAAGTTCTTTGAATTTTCTGTTTCGAGCATCCATTTGCTGTCTTGAAATTTGCTTCATAGTTTATCCTCCGGTTAGATTATTAAGATAGTTGCAGGCCCTTTCGGGTCTTCTCCTTCATCCGTTCTGATTGCTGGGTCCCATATCGTTTTCCCGATAGGGTTCACAATTACATTATATTCAGTTTCCGAGTCTACCTGAATAACCTTGATTCCTATTCTCTTCTTAAGCTCATTAAGAAGGTCGAGAGTCTTAAGTTCAGTTATATCGGGATTTGCCATATTCAGTCCTCCGTATAAAGTACAGTCAGGCAGCCGGTCTGCTCTACTATGGTTTTCCAGCAACGAGCTCCAATTGGTCTTTTCATGATTGTTACTTCTTCATCTGGAAGAATTTGAACAGTATTTACAAGGTCTTTCCTTCGGGCGAGTTCCTCAATAAGGACTCTGAGAGGTGCAGCCCTCAAGATGTCTTCCTCCTGTTTCTTCTTTATCATTCTAAAGAAGGCCTGCCTTTGGTTCTCTGCAACTCTTTCTGACAGTTCACAGGATGTATTCTGTTCCCTCTTTTCATATTCGAAAGGAGAGAGAGGAGCAGCTGAGAGTTCAGCACTTTTCCGGTCAAGCTCCAGTTCCAAATCTCTGATACGGGCATACTGGTCCATATATTCAGGCCTTAGTTTAACACTTTCTGGAGTTACTCCAACTTCTTCGAAGGATTTCATAATCTTTGCATAAGCTTTCTCATCAAATTCTTTAGGTTCTTCTGCTAAGACGAGAGCCATATTGTTTTCATATCCAGACATTCCGGATTTTTCTTCAGTCATTTTTAAACCTCCTCAGATTCTTCTATCTGCTTTCTTATGAATTCACGGGCTTCCTTCCCATAAGGATAAGCTTGAAGTTCTTTCTCAGGAGAAAGCCCATAACAGGCTAATTTATTAAGTTCTTCAGTCATCGTCATCTCCTGGGAGGACTATCAATCAGTTATGATTTGGACTTCATCGCTTTCTGCGGCATCAGCTTCAGCCTTTTGCTTTTTAGCTGTTGATAGTGTCTCCCTTATTTTGGCAAAACTTATTCTGTTGATTGGGTCCTCCGGGGCTTCGAACGCTCCAAGCTTTTCAATATGAGAGATATAGACGTTTTTGCCGCCCATGATTCTGCGTTCCATCATTATACAGATGTCAGAGAAGAAAATTACATCTTTTTGGGCTCTTATTTTCTGGGAGCCATCTTTCACATAGTCGGGCGTGCCTTCATACCGTGCTGTCCAAACAATGTCGATTCCGAGCTTTAGAAGGGCACGGCAAATCTGGATGACTTTGAGGTGGCGTTTGTTTGGTATCTTCCAGTCTGTCTGGATGATTGTCCGGAGGAGCTTTGAGTTTTTCTCTGTGTATTTCGGGTCGTATTTTACGAGCTGCTGAATGCCCCATTCCTGAATTATTGACCAGACATCTGTCGCACTGTCAATAACGAGGACTGAGGGAAGGAATGTTCCTGCTTTTGCTTTATTAAGGACGTTAATTAGAAGGAACATAAAATTTGCTTCTGTGGCCAATTCATCAGTGACATCATCATCTTTTAGCGGATTGTAGTCTGGGTTTAGTTGACGGACTTCCGCAATAAGGAAATTCTTCTGTGGGAACTGGTCAACCTTCATCTTCTCAGCCCTTCCCATCTCAAAGTCGATAAATAGTATAGGGCGTGGAAGAACTTTGCCTTTACACAGTGGACATTCAGAGATAGGCCCTGAGCGAGGAGTTATCATTTTTACGTGACAGTCCTGGCACTCACAATCATACCACGTTGCAGCTGTATAAGATTTCCCGGCGTTAGTATCTGCATAGAAGAGGTATTGGTCTCCAGTGTTTCGAATATATTTGCCCTCTTCTGTTTTTAGAGTGTACTGGCAGTCCGGAACTTGATTCTGGCAAGATGGTATTAGGAAGTCTTCGAATGATTTTTCTGCGAATTGCTGAAGATTTTTTTCTTGGGTTGGGCCCTCCTTATTTTTCTCTGTTTTTGCTGTTGGGGCCGGAGTATCAGCCATCCAAGAAGGTTTCTTTGGCTCAGCCATGTTAAAACCCTCTGAAATAAATCATTTTGTGGTCTTTAAGGCGATAAGGCTTTTGACCAAGGACGCATTGCTTCAACTCTATTGAAAGATTAAAGTATTCCGGAATTTGAGAAAGGAGCTCTGCGACTTTATCTGAAGCTCTCCTAATCTGAAAAGCTTCCTCTGGTGTTACAGTATATGTTTCATTTGATGTAGAGGCTGGAATGGCAACATTGAAAAGAATCTTCTTTTCCGGAGTTTCGAGCACTTTAGTAAGGCGTTTTGCAGCCAATTCAACTTCTTGGGCTTCTTCTTTCGAAGTGTATATTTTGGAATATTCACACTTTTCAGAATCAGTTAAAGGCTTTGCAGAGGCTTCTTTGAGGTGGTTGATAGTCCTCTGCACTAAAAACCTTTCTTTTGGTGTTTCACCTATGATTAGGTAGACCGGAGGATTGGCCGGGTTTGCAAGGTCCATTGATGCTGTAATTTTCATGATTGGTTAGCTCCGAAGGATGTTATTGCTGGTTCCGGGCGTTGGGTTGAGTTCTCCAGAAGCCAATCAATGGCTGCTTTTATCAGCTTCCGGTCTTTGTTAGTTTCTCCGGTTATTGTGAAAGTAACCGGAGCTTGCAGGCTATCAGGATAGGGTACTGATTTTGTGATTTTCATATTAATTGACTCCTTAGATTCTGTTGATAGTGCTCTCTGCTGGGAGGACTATCACCAGGCAGAAGGTTCCGGGATTTCTTCAGGTTCTGCTGCTTTGATTGTGTAGGCAGGTATCGGGTAGATTGCATTGGCTTCGATGATTAGTTCTTTGTCGGTTGGGTGTTCGTGTCCAGGCTGACCAGGTTCTCCTCTGACCCATACAGCTTTTTGTTTGGTGGAGCCGACAAAGATTGCACGAGTTCCGCGAGCGAAAGTTATTGGGACGTGCTTGGAGACTTCCACTGAAGTGTCTGGGATTACATCCCCATCATCTGTGAACATATCGAGAGGAGAGGCGTAAGGGTCATCAACACGCAGGCGACGAGTTCCGATTGGAGAAGGTTTGCTGTTAATGAACTGGACTCCTCCCTCGAAGACTACGAATTCATCTTTGGAATCTCCGAATTTGGCAAAGTGTTCGTGAAGTTTTGTTACGGTCTGGACGTTCTCTGGGATGAATTTGTTGCAGAAGGCCAGCACGTCAATTTCCTCGTCTATGAAGGAGAATTCGGTGAGAGAGGAAATGCTGAAGGCATTGAAGGTCTCAGTTGAGTTTTCGGGCTTGAAGATAAGCTTTGTGTCAGCGAATGGTTTGAAGGGCGAGAGATGCTTGGTACAGCGGACATTGTTTATTCCGGGCTCTGCCTTGAACCATTCTGGGTCCGAGATTGTCAGGGAGAATTTACGCATTGGGATGTTCTGGCCATTGAAAGGCTGAGATGGTTTGGCAACTCCTCGAATATTCATTATTGTGGTTTGTTCGGCTGGTGGCCAGGGCTTCCCGAAGTTTGAATTTGCTTTGTCTGATTTGAAGGTCTTTTTCGTATCCAGGAAAACAAGAAGTTCTGGAGTACTATCAGGATGGATATAGCCGAGATTTTTGAGAGTATCGAGGATGTAGTCATTTGGTTTCTGGACTCCTTCCTTTTCAAGGAGCTGGCTGAGCTTTTTGAGCTGGATGTTTTTGGGTCCGGTTGTCCAGTCGAAGGGAGCTGTTATTTCAAGGATCACTCCTTCACAGGGGCAGGCCGGAGAGCGTTTGTGGGACTTAAGGGCTGTTACGAGCTGGAATATTGCTGCATCAGGTCCGAATTCTTCGAGTTTTTCAGCGTATAAGTCTTTCACAAAGTCTGGGTCGAGTTTTGCTTTTTCAGCGATTTCTTCGAGCATTACAGGTGTTACTTCGATTGTTGCCATAGTTAGTCCTCCTGATAGTGAATTGCGACAAGTTTTAGTTCTACTTTTGCACCTTCAGGGATTGGGTAGTTGTCTGAGGTGAGTTTGCCTGAGCGAAGACTTGCTGGCACTACGATTTGACCAGCGGAGCTAAGGCGACCAGTGAAGGTCTTCTGAAGGTTTTTCGGAAGTTCTTTGCGAGTATATTCTGATTCATTGATTGGTTTGCTATTTGTCATTTTGTGTCTCCTTTTTCGTTTTTATTGGGCATCGAGTACCCATTTTAGTGCTTGAATTTTTGATTGTAGGGCGAGTTGCTCCAAAGCAAGAGGAGCATTCCTGAAAACTGAAGCCGTTGGGCATGATAGGTTCTCGTTCATTTCGAACTCTTCTATCTTCTCCATAATCTCTTTCTTTGACCTCATCTTTCTCCCGGAGGGCTTAAGGCCGCCACTCCAAATACTAGAAGGTGTTAAAAGTATAAATAGCTTTTGGTTTAAAGATTTTTTGGTTTTATAAGGCTATACGAATCAAAATAGTATTGGTTGGTTTAGGCTAGTATATTTGAGTGGGAAAGGGTGCTAGGCATATATTGTGGCCGGTTGTGTTTTTGGAGAATTTTTTTTTGGGTTATCCGGATTTGGGCTTATTTTATCCTGATTAGGAAAGAAAATGGAGTTGTTTCTCTGATTTGGATAGAATTGTAAAAATTTTGGGGTTTTAGACTTTTGGGTTTATATGGAATAACTTTTCCATTTTCCAAGGGAAAAAGTTATTTTTATCAGTTTTGGAAAGTTTATAGGGTTGGTGTAGAGCCTGTTTTTTTAATGGCTCCCTTTTAGAGAAAATAGAGGGGAAGAAAAAGGAGATAGGCTTAGAAGGTTGTTTTAGTGAAAAGAAGGGGGAAGAAGAGTTAGAATTTTTGAGAACTTCCCTTTCTTAGTTGTTTTTGAGGAGATATACAGGGGAGGAATGCAATACACTAGTGAATGTATATATTTAATAAATATATTAAAAGAGTATATATATATATATATGCATATTACCATTCACTTTCCTATCCGTATATCTTCAAAATTTTGGCTAGAATATTAAAAATTCAATGTAAAAACGATAGCAGGCAATTATCTTAACAATTTTACAAAAAAGGAAAACTTTTAAAGTGATTTAAAAATAAGCAGCAGAAGGACTTGTGTAATTTGAAAATTGCTTTATTCCTAAAGAAAATTAGAATATTGATAAGTTACAGTTTTTCATTAAAGGAAAAGGTATTTATAGGTTTAAAGCGTTCTTAAGTTACGGATCTTTTGAGGTCCAAGGAGTAATGATTTGATGTTAGAACTTGATAAAATCGAAGTTTGGGGATATAAAGGGGGAGAAAAGTTTTTGCTGTCCGAGACTATATTAACAAAGTCTGCAGCACTGGTTCCGTTCGGGAAAGACTTAATAAAGATTTTCGGAGTGGAAAAAATTTTATTAGCCAGTGAGCTGAAGAAACGGGCTGAAGAATTTTGGGGAGTCTCTCATATGACAGCGTATAAGAGAATATCCGGAGCCGGACTGAACTCCAAAAAAGTTGGGAATAAAGTGTACTATTACAGGCCGGAGGTATAATGATACTGATTGTAGGGAAGAATGCTCTGGATGCAATACACTGGGCTGATCTTTTGGAGAATAAGAGAACTGCAAAAGTGTTGGATGACCCAAGGCAGGTCCGAGGATATGAAAAAGGCACTGTTTGCCTTTTAACTCCGGGGTATAAGGAGAGCCGGGTTTTTGAAGATAGGAAGGCCTGGAACTATATTAATAATGTTTATAATGTTATTCAGTGTATAGGAGGGACCTGATGGAAGAAGAGTTGACTTTTGAGGAGTATGTGGAAGAGAATTATCCAGAGATAGTAAAAGAGTATGAAAGATATGTTCACCGGGAAGATGTGCCAAAAGTCGGGGATTGGGTGAAGAGTCTTGTGATTGGATTTGGGGGGAATGCCGGGAAAATTCTAAAGGTGACAGAGGTTGATGAAGAGGGGATTACTCTGAGTAATGAGAAAAATGAATATTATGCAAAGCTCAGGGCTTGGTATAAGTATTTTGAGCTTGAGAAAAAAGGAGGAGGGAATGCAGAATAAAGAAGCGTATTATCTGATGACGTATGTTCTGGCAGCTCTTCAGAAAATGGGACCGGAAGATTATTGGGAGAGCTCAAGATTATTGCGGGATGTTTTAGATGATCAAGACGAGAGGAGGAAGAATGAGGCAAATATTGTTAGGGAGTGTAAGTGAGCAGGATATGGTAGGGGCCTTGGCTTTACTGGCGAAATATCAGTGTAATCCGGTTATTTATTATGCTGGGGAGAAGCCTTATAAGCCTGCCTATTCTGCTGAGAGGAGGGCCTGGAGAAATGTAGTGTGGAGGAAGTGCTATAATGTTTTTGTAGACGAGGACCGGGAAGAGCTTGCAAAGAAGATGCTTGAAGGAGAGAAATTTAAGACTTTGAGGGTGAGGGGTGATTGAAAAAATGGGAAGACAGTTTAAAAGTTTCTATACAGCTATTTATGGAATAAGGGCTGATGGAGTTCATGTACTAGTGGATAAGGGGCAGCCAATAAAGGCAGAAGTGTATCGAAAAATGCTTGAAGACCCAGATGAAAGTTTGTCTGAAGATATAAGAATTGGAAGGCTATTCAGTGAAGGTGAAGAGGTGCAGAGCCGGGAGCTGATCGAGAGGATAAAGGGAGAGTTCGAATGTGGGAACAAGGCAGCGTACGCAAGGCTTAAGAAGTGGAAGACAGGAGAGTGTAGAAGAGGGAGAGAGGTATTTTACAGAAAGGAGCATTTTGTTGATAGTGCCCCAAATGAGGCGGTAGAATCGAGGGACTATCAGGAGAGGGTGGTTGAAGACTTTATGAAGGAATTGGAGGAAGAGGGAGAAGATGATGGGGGCGATGGGGGTGATGAGGGATTTGATGAGAATTTGCTGCCAGGCAGGGAGGAGTTGGAAAAGAAGTTTGGATTGAGGTAAGGGTATTTATAGGTAGAGGGATATAAGGAGTTAGTAAGAGGAAAGACTTTTTTGAAAAACGGTGTCTCTTTATGCCTAAAACATATGATATTGAGAGGAAATTGAGAAAAAGTAGAGTTAAAGCTAAGTTAGTTGTAGGGATGACTATTGCTGAAATCGCTGAGGAAGAAGGCTTTTCAGTTGCTACTATTTTGAATGATATTAATGCCATTGGTAAGGATGCTATTTTGTCGAGGTCTGAGGATGTCGTTGAAGAAGCGTTCGATAGTTTTGCACATACAGTTGATTGGGCCACAGAGGAGGCTATCAGGCTTCACGAAGATGGGGCCGGAAGATTGGACTGTTTAAGTTTTGTTGTGGGTAAACAGAAGGAGAAGCTGGTCATGGCTCAGAGCTTGGGCCTACTTGAAAAGGTAGCGGAGCGGACTGAGTCCGAGGTCAATTTGAATGTAAAGATACCGGATGAAATGATTAAGAAGTTCGGGAATTATCTTGCAAAGAATATGACTGAGGAATAATGGATTCTGATGCTGATCCTGAGATAGCAGAAGCCTTGAAGAAGCTGACACCAAAGGAGATTGCTAAGCACAGCAAGGCGTTCTTTGCTAAGTATTACTTGGGGCTGGATATACCTACTCATCAAGAGAAATGGTATAGCTATTGTGATAGGCATAGGCATCTGATGCTTAGTCCGAGAGATCACGGGAAGACTACGGTTTTCTGTCATGCGTTCCCCCTGTGGGCGATCTGTAATATTCCGAACGTAAGAATCTTGATGGTCAGTAAGACCAACGGGCAAGCGAATAAACTGTTGGGGACTATCAGGAGTGAGCTGAGGAATAATCCGAGGATAATTGCCGATTATGGGAACCTTATTCTGAATAGCGGAGGCGGGCCAATATGGTGCGTCAGGAGCAAGGACGGGCTAAAGCTTAAGGACCCAACTGTTGAGGCAGTAGGGGCTGGAGGAGCTATCACTGGCGGTCACTTCGATATTATTATAAGCGATGATATAATAGATGATGAAAATACTAAGACTGAGATGAGGATGGAGACTCTGGTTAATTGGTTCTTCGGGACTATTGGCCAGCTTTGTGAACCTTGGACCCAGTGGCTGGTAACGGGGACGAGGAAGCATTATGCTGATATTTATCAGAATTTGATTGAGAATCCGTTATGGCAGAAGAAGATTGATCAGGCTATAATTAAGTATCCGGATTTCTATGAATATATTTACTCGATTAATGAGGATGGTCAGGAGTATGTAAGTGACGTTAGGGTCGAGGGTAAGTATGAGGTGCTTTGGCCTGAGAAATGGGATATTAAAACTTTATTGATAGATAGGCTGCAGACGGGTTCTGTGCTGTTCGATAGGGAAAAGCAGAATGATCCGAGTGGGATGAAAGGGCAGTGCTTGAGTGTTGACTGGCTTCATTATTATGATTGGAAGGATATTCCGTTGGATGAACTGATATTTTATATCGGCGGGGACTTGGCTATAAGTGAGGATGAGAGGGCTGATGAAACGGTCTTCTGCTTGATGGGCTATTGGCAGAAGATGCGGAGAATATATATTATAGAGTTTGAACACGGAAGGTGGCCTTTCCCTACTCAGCTAATGAAGATTAGAGAGTTTTATACAAGGTGCTCTAAGGCAGGAATGAGGGCTAAGGAGGTTGTGCTTGAAGACAACGTTTACCAGAAGGCTCTTGCCCAGCAGATCGCAGTGAGTACGTGGATTCCGGCAGTGGGACAGAGGACTGATAAAGATAAGTATAGCAAGATGGTTAGTATTGCTCCTCACTTCGAGAATAAGAGCGTGCTGCTGAGGAAGACTGAGCTGCTGGGGATTCCGGAATTTCAGAAGCAGTGGACTCAATTTCCGTTTGGAGGACACGATGATATGCTTGATAGTGTCGCTCTGATTGTCTTGAGGTTGGCGTTAGGCGGGAATAGTAGTTTGGGAGTTGCTGAGACTGATATGCCCTTTGATAGCGTTAGGCCGGATGAGGCTTATGAGTACGTATTCTGCGGACAGTGCGGAGAGGAGTATGGGACTGTTACTGGAAAGTATCCGGTGATTAATGGGAACTGTGACGTTTGCGGGCAGTCTATTCCGAAGTTCCCTAAACATTTAATGAAGGTGATTGCTTGAGTATAAAGCTTATAAATGAGAAGGGGCTGCCGATAAATCTAAAGGACGAGGTTGTCAAGGTAGCTGGAAAGTTATTGGGGGTCAGGGTAGACGAGTCTACTATGCATCCAGGATTCGGAGATGAATGGTGGGGTAATGGGGATGACGAGAGGACAGGGAGCAAAAAGAAGGCCGTTTATACTGAGGCTTTTTGGTTGGCTCCTCCTTACGGAAGACCAAGAGACATTGATTATCAGAGGCTGGAGAAGCTGGAGAAGAGCGTTTGGATAAGGATGTGCGCTCAGCATATTATTGATAGTGTCGCTGGGGCTGACTGGAATATAGTTCCGTATAAGGAAGGGGAAGAAGTAAGTGCAGCCGTGATTGATGAGACTACTGAGTTTTTCGAGAGTCGAGCTTGGGCGAATGGTTTCAGTATGGTCCTGAGGGCTATGCTTCCAGAATTCCTTTATTATGACTGCGGAGTTCTCCTTAAGGCTTTTCCGATAAGTGCCTATGATGAAGATCAGAAACTAAAGAAGAAGACAGGGGAGGCTATCAAGCCAGTGGAGCTTTATAGTAGAGATGGAAGAAGTTTTCTGAAGGATACGAGCCTGTATGGGAAGTTGGGGCAGTACTGGCAGTATAGCTGGTTGAATCCTCAGGGGAGGCCGATTCAGTTTGATCCTGATGAAATTATATATATCCAGCAATATCCAAGTTCCAGGGAGCCTTACGGGTCATGTACGCTGGAGACTATTGAAAGTGTAATTGGTTATATGATGAGTAGCACGCTGGCTCAGGAAAAGTATTGGGATAACGGGCTTTTCATTGGCGGGCAGATTGATTTACCGGAACTGAAGGATATAGATGAGATTAAGAGAGCTCAGGCTTATTATGAGGCTAAATTAAGAGGGCCGAGAAAGTATAATAAGTGGATTGTGACAGGGGGAGGGGCGAGCGTTAAAAGTATGCCGTTTACTCCTCAGCAGATGGAATGGCTGGACAGCCAGAAATGGTTTGCTAAGTTAGTCTTTGCAGTGTTTAAGGTTAGTCCGAGTGAGCTTGGATTCACAGAAGATCTGAATAGAGCGACAGGGATTCAGCAGATGCAGATCCACAAGATGAAAAGTATTCAGCCTATCTTGAGGATTTTAGAGGAGTATTTTAACCGGGAGATTGTCTGGAAACATTTTAGTAAGGATGTTAAGTTTGAGTATGTGAGAGAGCTGGATTTGGAAGAGAAAGAGAAGCAGGCCGGGATTGATGAGAAGAGACTTGGAAGCGGGCTTAATAGTGTAAATGAATTGAGAGATAGAGACGGGCTTGAGAAATGGGAGGATGAAAAATATGATAAACCAAATGCAGGGGCAGCAGAAGAGGGAGGAGAAGGAGACGATTCAGGACAGAGTGGACAGATGGGTGGAGAAGGAGAGGAAGATGACGATGATTGGGGCTGGGGGGAAACCGTAAATTTTATTGATAGTGCCCTCAATGTAATGAAGGGGAAGCCGGAGATAAAAAAGGCTGCGAATGTTGGGGCAGTAAGCGGAAAGGAGGGCTTTGTGCCTATGCCTGAAGCTTACAGGCCTGTGAGGACTGAAGAAGAAGAGATGGAGATTCTCGAGGAGACTAAGGAGTATTGGAAGAAAGTGAGAGAAGGAGCTTTGGAGGACTATCAGAAGATTTTTAAGGGGGTATTGAAGGGAGGAGTAGGAAGTGGGATAAAGGGGCACAAGACTTTTGGGGATGAAGAGCAGAAGACTTCACCAGGAATTTTAAGTGCTATTAAAGATTGGGATGAAAGAGAAGGGGCAGAACTCGAAATAGATTTCGATGAATCTAAATTTGAGTTTACTGAAGAAGAAGAAGAATTTATGGGAGAAATGTATGAAAAATATTTAGATTCAGGGAAATCTATTCCGGAAAAATTGAATGAAAAATATGCTGATGTTGAAGCGAGAATGCTGAATGCTGATCTTCAGGAACTTGTCCCTAAAGAGCTTATTAATGTTTATGATAAAGCTCCTGATGTAAAGGCAGGGGAAGAGGATAAGCAAAGGATTGCTGATAGTACTCCTGAAGAATATATGAAGTATTTGGGAGGGCTTAACCAGAAAGGGCTAAGAGAAGAGCAGGTGAAAATTGAGCAGGTTTATCCAGAAATTAGGACTTTGATTGATAATTATATAGGGATAGATCTTGGTTCAGATACTCCTAAACAGTTAGAAGCAGCTGCAACTAAAGCTTTTGGCTTGTCTTTAGATGGTTTAAGGGATAAGTCGATTAAACCTACAGATAATATGGTTAAAGGGCTTCAGGCTATGTATATGGTCACTCAGTCTTATCTTAAAAGGAAGTATCCTGAAGGGAAGATGACAATTTATAGAGGTTTGAAAGGGGACTCTAAAGAAGAGATTGATCTTAAGAATGCAACTTCGTGGTCCGTTGCTCAAGCCGAAGCTGAAGCATTTGCTACAGATAGGGGAAATTCTTTTGTCTTGAAGAGTGAAGTGCCTGTGGGAAGAATCCTTTATCATTATGATTTAGTGTTTTCGAAAGGGACTAAAGAATCAGAATTAATTGTTCTTGGGAGCAAAGCAAAAGGAGAAGTTGTTTATGAATTCTGATGAAGGAGGAATTGGGAGATATGAAAAAGGTAAAAGAGTTTGCCTTAATGGGGAAAAAATCACTAGAGGAGAAGCAGAGGAAGAGGAAGAGGATTCTAAATGAATTTTATGGAGTGGCTTCAGGGGTTGATCGAAGATTTCGATGAGGATAAGCTGGGGGATTTCGTTGCTCAGAAAGCGTTTGAAGGCCTGAAGTTAGGGTATAAGACGGCGAGCGAGGATTTGGATTTGGATAGCTTGATGACTCCTGATAAGGATGCGCTGATGAGTATTGGGATTAGAGCGAGGGCGATAAGTGCAGGGACTATGGGACGGGCTAAAGGAGTACTTGCTCACAAGGGAGGAGCTCTTGAGCAGGAAGTCCGGGCAATGATGAATGAGGGGATGAGCCAAAATGCTGCAATTGGTGAGATACAAGGCCGGATGAAAGAACTGTTTGACGAGAGCTTTAAAGATTGGGAGGTTAAGAGGTTGGTGAGAGACCAGTTCCTGGTTGCTACTAAGGAGGGGAGGAGGGGAGGGTGGCAGAGGAAAGGAGTAAAGTGGAGAATTTGGAAGGCTCACTTTGATAGATATACGGGAGATGATAGCAAGCGGATGGATGGCCAGATAACAGGGATTAATGAGCCTTATACTGATCCGAAGACCGGAGAGAAGTATATGATACCGCATATGAGGCCCAATGATAGATGTTATGAGGCTCCGCTGTTTGAACTTCCTGAAAAGGTCGAATATAGAGGAGAGCTTATGTATGGCTGATGATAACTGGAAGAACTTAAATACTTTCGTATGTGAAACCTGTATGTATTACGTTCCGAAGAATAAGAAGTCGGGAAGGTGCAGGGCAAGAGCTCCGACTATGAGAGGCTGGCCTGTAGTTTATCTGAGCGACTGGTGTGGAAGGCATAAAATTAAGAGTTAAGGAGGAGGTGAAAAAATGGCTGATTTAAATTGGGAGTATGATCTGGAAATTACTAAGGCCTTTAAGGATGAAGATGGGGCCTTGATAATAGCCGGGGAAGCATCCAATGAATTCAAGGATGAGGATGACGAGATACTTGATCAGGCGAGTTTAAAGGCTTGCTTCGAGGAGTATATGAAGAATCCGGTTGTCAAGTTTATGCATGATAAGACTCCCCAATGGAAAGGAGCTATTGGGAAGGTTATTCACAAGGCTAAAACTTCAGACGGCGAGGAGATAGAGACAACCTTTGGGGAGACACCGTTCTTGGTAATTAAATTTATGGAAGGGCTTCCGGGTTGGATGATAAGTGCAGTGCAGAGTCGGATTTATAAGGGCCTTTCGATAGGAGGAAAGCTTGAAAAGAAGGTTGGGGATAGACTGATAATGAAGGCCTGGCTGGAAACCAGTGTTGTGGATATTCCCGCTGCCAAAGGCTGCTTCTTTACAGTGTTAAAGGCAGCCGGGATAGAAGAGGAGGGCCTCAATGAGAAGTCTGTGGGAGCGTGGAATGCAGCCAGCGAAATCCTCTGTGCAGAGGTTGATACCTTTAAGGCGTTTGATAGTCTCCCAGATTGGGTGACTAAGTGCAGCGGACCAGAGGGAGAGACTGAGGAAGAAAAGAAGAAGAGACTTGAAAAAGAGAAGAAAGAGGAGGATGAATGAAAGTTTCAGAGATGATTTCCGAATTGCTTGCGATGGAGAAAACTTACGGAGACTTAGATGTTTGTGTGAGTCTTGAGGTGAATAGGGATATGGAGAAGGGTCAGATAGTAAGTGAAGAGAATTTGACTTTTAGCTATAACCAGATGAGTGAAGAGAAAGAAGAAATTGGGATTCAGAATTTCCCGTATTAAAGGAGAGATGAAAAAAATGCCAGAAATAACCGAAGAAATGATCAATAATGTAATTGCGAAGATGACTGAAGTAAGCGGACTTTTAAAGGGCTGCCCCACTCCGGAAGATATCAAGAAGATGGGAGCACTATCAAAAGAGTTTGAGGGAAAGATTGCCGGGATAGAGAAGGGAGAAGGCCTGGCTGAAATTGTTAAGGCAGCAGTAGCGGAGGCTATCAAGCCCTTGCAGGAGAGGATTGAAGAGCTGGAAGGAGCTCCACTTATTAAGGGCTTCCAGGACTTTGATGTTCAGAAGCTGAAGAAGGAAGGGATTGTGAAGGAAAGGGATATTGTGGGGGATGTGCTGAAATGTGCCTTCCCTGAGATAAGAGGAGATGAGTAAAATGGCAGGTGGAGCAAAGTTCATGAACCCTGGGTCTGTGGATTCTGAGGGGGTTTATAAGTTCAGTTTCGGAGATACTCCGACTGAGACAATGTACAGCGGGCCCTTAGAGGCCGGACAGGATTGTTTCCCTGAGATGCCGGAAATTGTAAAGACCTGGCAGGATAGGACTTTTGGGAATGTTCAGAAAGCAAGCAATACTGGAGCAGGAAGCGGGAGTGCTGGGTATGTGCCTATGCCCCTGGCTTATGACAGTGGAGTGATTGATATTACGAGGCGGTTCACTCCAGTTAAGGCCCTTATTCCGAAAGTTACCAATATGGGACTTACGGCGAACTATTTCAGGCAGACTGCGAGAGGAGATGCAGCTTGGGGTAAGGAAGATCCTGCCCTTGAAGAGAGTGATGATACCGGGAAGCTGGAAAGTGAGATTATAAGGTATTGCCGGATTGTCGGAAGGGTAACGGGAGTTGCCCAGAGCGGTGGAGCTCACTTTGCGAATACTATGAGAAGGGAGGTAATGAATAAGACCCAGACCTTGAATGAGACGATTGAGGACACGCTCCTTAACGGGGATAACGGGGCAAATCTGTATCAGCCTGATGGACTTCGGGTCCTTGTCGGGACAGATTCTGCGGCGAATACTGAGAACCTGAGCGGAGCGGACCCAACTATGGAGGACATTGACGATATGGTCAACCAGTGCTTCATTGATAAGGGAGCTCCAAACCTGCTCATAACTGATCCGTTCACTGCCAGCAAGCTTAAGAGGCAGATTATGCAGACTGTAAGGTATAATGATCCTTACACAACTGTGGCCTGGGGCCTTAAGGCCCTGAGTATTAATACAGCAGTCGGAGAACTTCCGTTGATAGTCTCCCAGTTTATGCCAACGGGAGCGGCTGCTAGGGAAATTCTCGTGCTGAATACGAGGTTCCTTGAACAGAGGGTTCTTCAGGATATTACTTTTGAGAGGCTTGCTAAGACGAGTGACTCTGAGAAGTTTATGTTGAAACTGTATATGACTCTGATCAACACCTTCCCAGAAGGGATGGGCAAAATTTACGGATGTGCGTAAGGAGGGATGAAGAATGGCAGCAGCAGAAATGACTCCGAGTAGTCTTAAGAACGTACTTTTCAATGAACTTGAATTCGTGGAAGTCCAGGTTACCCTTGCAACTACTGGGGATTGGGTTATATTTGACCAGCCTGTAGGATATATGGCTTTTAACCTTCCTACTGGAGCGGTTACGACCCAGGCCTATGCGACTGCGGATATAAGTGCAGATGCCCTTGCGGCAGCAACAGCTCTTTCCTATGATGGAGCAACAGCAGCCCAGTTCCCGGATTCCGGGGATGATTTCTGGATTCAGATAGGGTCTGAAATCCTGAAGGTAATTTCTTATACCGCTACAGTAATGACTGTAGCAAGAGGGCAGAAAGGGACTACTGCAGCAGCAATAGCCAACAATGATGTAATTTATGTGCTGAATACTGTTGTGATTGCAGCTTCAACTGTCGGACTTGTCCGGGGTATTGTAAGCTTCCTTGATTGAGGTGAAAGGATGGATGCAGGAGGAGTAACTTTAAATGCAGTACAGGTAGGGGCGAAAGCTCCCTGCC